TACCATGAAAAACACACTCTAATATTAATATCCTTAGTTCTGAATCTTTATTAAATCGGGTATCGCTCCATAAATGGGGGTACGACCATCCCATTTGTCGATAAACTGCTTATAAAGAATTTCTTTAGTCAATCCTCTCGAGGTGATTAACGCTTGTTCCGTTTTCAATTGCTCCAACTCGTTGCGTTTCCGTTGCTCCGCTATCTGCTGGTCTAAAACCGAAATATTGGTGTTAACTTCATTCCTACTATCAATTTTCTCGCGAACCGCCTTAGAAAACTCTAATTGCGCCGAGAATGTGAGTAATTGAAGACCTCTTTTCTCGAATTCCTTATCTACAATCTGCTCAAGGCGTTTCTCAAAAAGAAGCGAACCTCCGTCTGCCATTAAGCTGTCGGTCTTATGTTTACGGCTTTCCTCCTTGATCAGATCATAGATGCGAGGTTCTAGTATATTATCCTCCAATGATTGCATGAAACCGTCTTTGCCTGATTCCGTATCAGCCTTGTCTATGTGCTTGTTATCGAAAACAACGTCTATTGCCCTGTTTTTGATGACCTTGTAGGAGTAAGTGGGGCGTGCGTTAAACTCCGTATTGTCTGCGGCTTTTAACGTGACAGGGCTTCCGAACTCGCCTCGTTGGTCGAATAGCGGGACTTGAAATAATTCCGTGCCCCATTCCCAAGTTGAAACCCTGCCTGATACGACCTTGAAATCCTCCTTCCCTTGTTTCCCGTAATTTTCCATCAATACCCCAGCGTAATTAGGTGCTACACGTTCACAAGAGGATAAAAATACCATAGCGATTATCGCTATAGTAAAAAACTTAAAACTTGTCCTTTTCATTCTTGATAAAATTAAATAGTTTGTAAATTATAAATAATGAACTAGTTAACATAATGACTATTCCTAGCCATGCGTCAACATGGTTAAAAACTCTGTTCCCTACCGGAATAAAGGCTATGGCCAATATCAATACCCAATGTTTGTTGATAAAATTTCTCATATTTGTTGGTTTAGTGCCTCATTGTATAAAGGCATGATTAATCCGATACTGCTTACGTCTTCTGCCATGCTGTCAAAAATGATGGCATCGTTAACGCCCTTGAAAGTAGCCGTGCATCGATCGCATTCATATAAAGCTTTCCTCATTATGTCGAATAAGCCCATGTTAAAGGATATTTGAGGAAGCGGAACGCTGGGTTTTGCCAGATAATTTTGTATCGCTTTCTCTGCGTCTGGATATTTTAAGTTCTCATCCGCGAAATAGAAGAACGCCTTGTCATTCTTCTTATGGCACTCTATTCCGTCATCAGAGATAAGGATGTCATCATATTTCAACATGTCCTTAAAAAATAGACTATGCAGCAATTTGCCGTCTAACGCCTGTATCATGGCTTCGTCAAGGTTTGAGCATTCGGATATCCTGTTTTTAACGATAATACGTCCGTCACTGGCGTAGGCCCAATCTCCCTTGAAATATACGCATTCCATAGCGGGACGGTTATCGTCCTTTGCGCAAGCCAAAAACATTTGTACGTTCTTGTCAAAGTTGTAAGAACCTTCTTTTCTCTTTCCCATATCATTAATATTTAATATTATATTTTCTTCTTTCGTATTGTGGGACATACCCTTTGCAAGGAGTATTCCCGTCAAGTAAGGCCGATTCCGGCCTCACAGTTTCCCCTTCTTTTTTAGACGGGTCTGTCCAATACCTCTGCCGTTGATGGCAAAGGCAATGTCTTTTAGAACATGCCTCATTGAGGCAGAATATCAGTTCTTTCATCTTGGATTATTTTCTCGAGTTTCTTTAGATCCTTTTTGGCTAATCTTACGGTATCAGCTATCCTTGGTCTTCCCTTGGAATCCACGTGTTCTAGGATAACTGATAGATGGCGGGACAGTGTTTTAATGAAAGACTCGGATAGCTGGTACCTTTTAACCATGGCCGTTATTTTTTATAAAAACCTTGGAACCTCACGATACCTAGATACTCGGGAGATTTCATTAGTCCGTCCCCCATGCCGCCCAACGTCTCGGCTCCCGGCTCGTCAAGGACAACCTTGGAGTCAATCTCCTTAGGTACACGGAAGCATATCTGTACGGGGAAATTCACCTTAGCGTCTCCCGTGATCACGTTAACCGACGCTCTTTGCGTAGCTGCCATGATCCGGAACCCAAGCGATCGTCCCTTTTGTAGCAACATCTTCAGATTCTCCTCCAATGACTTTTCACGACCGACCGTGCGTAGTTCCATTTTAGGCTCGAGGAACCCGAAGGCGTTCTTTCGCTGGCCAACCTCGACCATTTCCTTTATGTCAAGTTCCGTTCCCGATCGGGAGGACGCTACCGCGTCGGCGAACTCATCGAACACCACCAGCGTTTTCCATGATGCCCTCGATTTAGCCCTTTCCTGCATATCCTGTACGAGTTCTTTCATCTTGGCCTCTATTTCTTCTATATCATTATAGACCTTTATGTATTTCTCGGAGGAATAATTACAGAACTCGTATTTCGGATCGAAAATTACGATGTCCCGGATACCGGCTAAGCGGGCGTATTCTATCGTGGATATGATACACACGGATTTACCGCTACCGGTAGCTCCGCAAATCAAGGCGTGAGGCGTGGAGTTGTTATCGAGATCCCACACCACGAGCCTTCCGAAGTTATCCGTTCCTATGGGAATCCTCATGCCGTCGATATACTTCTTGTCCCAGTACAAGGACTTGGTTCTTTTCTTCGGTGATTCTATGGAGAGGTAGGATTTTCCCTCATACACCATAAGCTCGTTACCCATCCTTATGGATGGCACGTCCAGCGCGTTCGCTATGTCTAGCTTGTATTTCATCACTGTCGTGATCTTTGTCCCAGCGGATACCTCTAGCAGATACGTGTCTGACGAGTACCCGTTAATCTCCTTGGCCACGTTCACGATCACCCCGAATGTCCGTAGGATATGCTCTATTTTCTCGCTGTTTGTCATATTACTATTGGATAAATCATATTGAATGAATGAGGAAGCGTTCCTCTTGAACTCGGATATTACCTTGGGGTTTACCGATCCAAGGGAAGCGTCCCGTATTTTTTTCTGTCTCTTCGATATCAATTCCTTCTTTGACTCGGGCACGTTGAAATCATCGACCTCCGCTATCAGCGTCTTGGCCCAGAAATTATAAAGCTCGGCCCTGTCCACGAAGTTGTCGCTATCGTTGATCATGTACACGTAATCCGGATCGGACACGGCCTCTATCATCCTTTTTAGCGGCTCGTACAATATGGCCTCGTAAAGCTTCCTCGTGTCGTTATCGAGATTGATCACGAATTTCTTCAACTGGGAGGAGCCGTCCTTGTTTTTCGAGATCTTGTTCTCCACGAACCATACCTCGTCAACATTCTCCCCGAAGCGGGACTCATAGCACTTGACGTAGGTCATCGCCTGTTTCCCGCAGGTAAACGTTAGCTCCTCGTCATCGGTGAACTTGGCCCTTGACTTATGGTCTATGATGACCGTCCGACCGCTTTCCGTCCTTATCGCCAAGTCTAGCCTAGCGTGGCAGGGCAGGGGGATGTCCACCCCGTTTACCGTTACCCATTCCTCGCACCTTGATTCCACGGCGATTATCTCCTTGATACCGGAAAGATAGATATCCTTCTCCCCGTAGAAGTTATTGATAAGCCTCGTGGCGTTCTTGGTGGCCTCGATCTTGCATTCCTCTACGGTAGGTGTCGTTTTCTGTATCTTCCAATCATTCGGGTGTACCTCCTCTATGTATGAGAACGCTACCCTCTCCATTTCCGTGATCGGTATTATTTGCCCCTTGCGCTGTAGCTCCATGAAGAAATACTCCAAGGCCGAATGATAGGCGTTACCCGCTACCGTGCTGGAGGATGATCTGGATCTTTCCCGGTAAATCTCCCGTTTCTCGAACTCCTTCTCGTTCCGGGAGAAAGAGGCTACCTTGCTGTAACTCCAAGAGTCAATAAGGTAGTTTGATAAATGCTCCTCCAGCTCGGCGTTGGTATAGGATGAGTACTTGTTCATGGCATGTCCTCTTTGTTTTTGCCCTTAGACTGTCTCATCGCCTCCTTTTTTTGATCGACATCTTTCTTTGTCTCACGAATTGGAAGGATTAGATCGTTTACCGTGGTATCCCCGTCCTTTAACGCTTGTATGATCCCGATCAGCATGGCGATCTCGTCGGGGCCTATCTGATTGCTGGTCTGTTTGCCGCATAGCTTAATGACCTCCTCTTCCGTTATGGCGTATTCGTTCTTGAACTTGTTGATGATATTAGTCCTCGTTTTTAATATCTTGTCAGCGTCGGATAGATCCCCCGTGATGAATTTTTGGGCGGCTTGATAGACCCTGTCCACTATGGCCTTGGGGATAACGGCGAATACGGAATTGCGATAAGCTATGGAGTTGGCGGCGTTTCCCGTTACGGTAATCATGTCGTCTGAGTAACGTTTCCCCTTGCTATCCACTATGCTCCTGCGAACCTCGAACGCGGACGCTACGTTTGTCTCCAGATCCCAGCATGTACCCCTGCTGATGATCTGCTTGTCCGTTATCTGGATAACCTTGGCCTCTGTCCTGATATTACCCCAATTGGATACGATTATCTTGGCGAGGTGTACGGATGGGCCAGTAATAGGTTTCCCTCCTCTTGGCAAGGCGTAACTGCATGACCTTGCCGTGTCTTGATTCATCGTGGCCATTACCACGGAATTATCAATACTCCTTCTGATATCTCTAGGATATCTTTTTGCGGTCGCAACTTGTGAGTCCACGTTTGCTCTTTCAACCGCATCTGCCTGTAAAATTTGTACTTCATGGCTTTCTACTGGAAGTACCTCGTAACTGCTTGATTCCATGATTATTTATTTTGAATGATTTCCTTTACCAATATAAAGTGCTGGTTTCCCAATCTCGTTGATACCGATCGTCCTCGGATTCTGTTTCTTCCTCCCCGTCGTATTCCGGTTCACCGTCGGGGTCTTTGATGTAGATGTCTCTCATATATCTTTATTTGTAGGCCTCCGGGAGTCGAACCCGGCTATTCCCATGTTAGGGACGCTCTGCCGATAAGCTAAGGCCTTGAATTTATTCGATCTCAATAATCTCGAATTTTCCTTTCTTTATATATATCTTATAATTGTAGTAGTCTTTGACTATTCCATAATCGGAAACTGTGTTTATGTTCCCAGTGCAATCCTCAACATATGAGTTATTGCAAGCCTTGACCGTGGCAGAGCCGTAAGCCTTGACCGTGGCAGAGCCGTAAGCCTTGACCGTGGCAGAGTCGTAAGCCTTGACCGTGGCAGAGTCGTGAGCCTCGACCGTGGCAGAGTCGTAAGCCTTGACCGTGGCAGAGTCGTGAGCCTCGACCGTGGCAGAGTCGTAAGCCTTGACCG